ACCTGATCCAAAGCCTTGTCCGGTGATTCGGCCTCGATCTCCACCGTGTGGTAGGTCTTGTAAACGAAATCCACACCAAACTTAGCCATAGTAAATCGCCTTTCTTCCCTGAATGTACTCCGACAGCGGAACCGGAAATGCATCCGGCTCCTCGTCAGGCTCCATGCCAGACTCGATTTGATTGTGCCGCAGAGCCTGAAAGTCATCCATGATCTCCGACTCGGCCTCCGCCTTGGAGTCAAACAGGGCAGGCTTGTCATCCTCACCGATCCAAGCCTGCCAGCCCTCACATAACGTGTCGAACACGACCACCCACTTCTCAGCCATTGTCTGCCTCCTCATTGAATGGGTCAGGAACCACACTGGTCACGGCAAAATCCGCATTCGCAAGCGTGTCCCAGACTCCCAGATCACGCACCTGCAACTCCGCATCTTGCTCGTTGTCAGCGTCCACCAAATAGGTGTTGGTGATCACCATCGTCACTTCGTACCTCATGCCGGAACACCCTCCCATTCGTCTGCCTTGATTAGCTCGACCTCTTGTTCGCAGTCGGAACACCATTGCGAAATGTCATCATCTAACCACGCTTTGCTTCTGTTGCAGAAAAAGCGGTTGGCGTGCCAAGCACTGCCACCGCACTTCTCACAGACATACTCTGTCTGTTCAAAATCAAAACTCATCAGTCCATCCTCTCGCCATCGACATACTCGGCGTCCGGCCACTTGAAATCAAAAGCGTCGGCGTCTTCTTCATGTGTCGGCTCATACTCGTCAGACCCATCGTCTTTGTCCCATTGCACATGCAGCAGTCCCCACTTGATGTAGAAGTTGTGTGCTGATTTGATATCACGCGGCGCACCCTCCTTGTCTGTGGGCCAACCCTCAATGTGCTTGGGTTCCCAGAACTGTGTCCTACTGACACGATATTCGGCTTCGATAGTCTGTGACATCACTCTATCTCCTGAATCAAAGTCAAATCGTAATCCGACACAGGGCCATCGCCCCAGTCCTTGCGGTCTGTCTCCTTATGGAAACCCACGTTGTAGGCCGCAATCTCCGAGACACTCATGCCCTCAGATGTGACGGTCTCCCACCGCAAAAGATTGCCCCTCTTGTCATGAACAGGGCAGTTCCAATGTGGATTGTACTGGCGACCATAATACCTGTCCGCCGAACCACGATCCTCTGGACTACCATGCTTGGGACGGCCATCGTCCCGATAGTGATAATGAATGTCAGTCATCAGTCGCCTCCTGCCGTGCCACATCTTCAGCGGTTGAAATCGCATCAGCCATGCGTGACCAGCCGTCATCAGGTTCGGAACTGCCAAGCACACATATGTCGTATAATTTTGTCAGCGCGTCCAAAACCTCTTCCTTGGTCATGACCTTTTTCATCACACTCTCCTCCACAACTTGATTTGAGACACATGAATCAGATTGAGCTGGGGCCGACTCGACCATGCATGACCAGCAGGGTCAGGGTCTAACTCGTCATACACATGCTCGTGAATGCACTCGCCACAATAAACACTGGAGCCATCAACATAGATGCCCTCCTCGTCACACCATTCATTTTCACACTTCATCTTCATCCTCCATTACATGACGAAACTTGATCCCCGATCCATGGCACTCGTCACATGACTCAACTGTGCCATACTCGGTAGGCTCGTAACCATGTCCGCAACACCAGTCACACCACAGGGTGTACTCGACTCGCGAACCACGAACCTCGATGCTTTTCATTGAGAGATCAGTCATCCTGTCCCTCCTTCTGACGGTAATACTCCTGACCGTCGTGATACTTCCCGCCAGTCCAAAACTTATCGAGCCGCGCATCAAGGTGACTAAGCTCACGACTCTTGAAACCATGCTGGCTGTCATAGCCAGTCCCGATGCGAACCTCGCCACCAGTCAACTTTGGTGACGAATAGTGGAACAGGCGACCGCCATACATCCCACCATCGATCCACGGCGAGTGGATCGTAACCTCATTCTCTTCCAACCAATCCCGCATTTCCTGATCGGGATACATGAAACAACCTTTGAACGTCTTTCTATATTCAGTCATGGCTTGCCTCCATTACGTTACGATTGGCGGCACCACGCTTGATGGCACGCTCGACTAGCTGAACGCCACGCGCATAATTGTAGGACGAGCCGTCACCGGCCTTGTTGATTTGGTGGGCAACCACCGTGCCACGATCATCAGTGACGCAGTAGAACTCACCCTTCGATCCAACAGAGCGAACCGTGTAGCGGTAGCCACTCTGTTCTGGATAGGTGACGACAGTGCCATCACCGATGATTGTGCAATTCGGATTTACAAAATCGAACATACTTACCTCCATAGTAGATGCTATATTCAAATGACAGGCATACGCCGCCTGCCGAAACGTCTGCTATTCACGATGAGAAAAAACGCGATTCCTGAATCTCCGAGGAGAATCAGTACAAGGTAAACAGTACCAGTAAGTTTGTTATATCGTTAAACAACATATAACGCAACACCTAATATATGTATGTGGAGCAGGGGATTGGCACGTTTGTCACGCTTATAGGTGTATTTCCTGAAAAAAAAAAAACAAAAAAAATTTTCCAGAGAAGTGTGACAAGTGTGACAAGTGTGACAAGCGAATCACGACCATTGATTTGATTAGAAAAAACCAGATTGAAATTTGTCACGTTTGTCACGTTTGTCACGGTGCTCGGCTGGTCGGAGGACTTTTACCTATATACTGGTTGTGGGAATAAATGCGAAATCTTGATATAAACGGGGGAGAAGTGTGACAAGTGTGACAAATCTGGAGGAGAAGTGTGACAAACCTTGAAAAGGTCGCGCAGGATATAGAAGAAGAGTCCGGCAGGAAGCTAACAAACAGACAGCGAGAGTTTGCTAGATACTATGTCGAGGGTATCTATTCTAATGCCGAGTGTGCTCGGAAAGCTGGCTACTCTAAGTCTTGCGCTGATGTGATGGCGTCTAAACTTTTGAACGGCAGATATGCTCCGCACTTGGTCGAGTATATACAGGAACTAAGACAGGAAAGAGAGCGCCGCTATGGCGTGACTGTTATCGGCCAGCTTAAACGCTTGCATGATTTGTCAGCAGGGGCTGAAGATGCCGGACAGTTCTCCGCTGCAATCAACGCTGAAAAGATACGATCTGCCCTTGGTGGTTTGACTGTCGATAGGCGAGAGAACATTCACCAGCTTGACGACCTGTCGCGTGAAGAGATTACAGCTCGACTCGCGCAACTTCGTAAGGAGTATCCACAGGCATTCATCGAGGGTGAGTATGTGGAGGTGAAGAGTGGCGGGGCCGGAGAAGAACTTCTGGAACACAATCAAGAAGAATCTGCCTAAAGGTTGCTTCTCGACTCGGATTGAGAATCGACATGGTGGTGGTGTGCCTGATGTGCATTTAGCTTGGTCAGGACTTGTGTTCTGGATGGAATTAAAGGTAAGTAAAGCTAATGCAATAAACCTGTCACCTGAACAAATAGCGTGGAATACCGCTTATTCGCGTTCTGGAGGCCTATCATTCATCTTGGTTAAAGGGGCGAGGACGGGCGACCTATTTTTATTTGAGGGCGCCAGAGCCTCGGAGATCGCCACTGCGGGCCTGCGGGCCTGCGCCTTGTATCAAGGATCGTGCTTCGAGGAGCTGTGGTCTGCCCTGCGGGCCTGCGGGCCTGCGGATTTTGTATAATCGAGGGGCCTGCGCCCCTGCGCCCTGCGCCCTCGTTGTAATAGTAGGGCACAAAAAAGGGGAGACTCCTCTCGGAGTCTCCCTGTTCCTATTTGACAGCTTCGACTATGGTGGTGACGCCATTGCCTGGCGTATAGCAAAGCAGGCAGTCTCGGCATTTTTGCCCCGTGCAATTCTGCGGCGCCGCGCTATCTGGCGATACATTGTTAAACGTCCGATCAAAAAACTTTGGCGGCGCGTCCATTACCGAATCAATGCGCGGGTTGCTGTAAATCAGAATCAGATTGGCCGGCTTTTCGTGCTCGGTGTAAAACTTGCGAATCCAACCTTTGCGCTTTGTCCATAGGGCAAACGTGCAATGCGGATTATGCAATGTGATATTGTGGAAGTTTTCCAGCATGGTCAGGTTTATCAATTCGCCATGGCCCGAGAATCTGAAAAATGCGTCTAGAATTGTGGGCAGCATATGCTGCGGAATCAATCCGCCTGACAGAATATCGCTGTTTTTCTGCCACGACGGGGCGCAATTCTTACGCAGGCCTTGCAGCATTTCCCACGAATAGCATTTTGTGCAAATAATGGTTTCGTCTCCACAATTTGCCATCTTAAAGCAGTAATCGTTTGTTAGCGTGTTTGTGTTTAACGCTTTGAAACCGTCCAACTTGCCGGTCATGTTCGAGATTCTCAACATCTTCAATTCTCCATAGGTTTGATGCAAGGTTTATTATATAGGAAACTCACAAGAATGCAAGCGCCCTGCGGCCCTGCGCCCTGCGGTCTCGCATATAAAAAACCGGCAGGCCCTGCGGCCTGCCGGTTGCACCATGACTATGGAGGTCATGCGTATGGTGTACACCAGCTCGTGCTCTTAATCAAATAAAAACAGGCCGGCAATGCCGGCCTGTTTCCAACCCTATGGAGGGATTAGTCACCAACCCTAGGCCATGTTCTAGGGTTGTCAGGATGATCATAGTCATCGATATATTGCTCGTCTAGATCGATCACGACGCCCATACTTTCCAGCCTATTGGTAAACTTAGGCCACTCGCAGTCTTCTTCGAGTGCCAGTATTTCACCATTAGGCGTCTGATATGCATCGGGGAAATCGGCAGGCCCTAGTCGGGCCTGCTTCAATTGGTGTTGTGATACGATCAGCCACGCATGGCCGGGATCAGATATGTAGCGCAGTCTCATGACGGCGCCCCATATGCCTCGATCCATTCGGGCGAGGCTTCGACTAGCTTATGGTTGTGGGTAACTTCCAGCGCGTACTGGTCGCCGAACTCCCAACGGCCCATGGTCATGTCGGATTTTGCGGCAGTAAACCATCTGGCATACCGGTCGCCTGCTTCGTTCTTCGGCAGTTTGTAGGTTTTCAGGACAGCGATAGTAACGTCGCCCCAACCTGCAAACGTACCTTTGAATAGCGCATAGGGTTGTGTTTTGCCGGCAATGAAATCCTGTATGTTGATTGATTTGCCGAATGGGTTTTTCTTTTTCATATGTCCCTCCATAGAACATAGGGTTGCGACACTATTGTCATCTGTTTTTATACATGAAACACAAACGAAAAACAAATAAAAAGCACTCCCGATACCTGCGGCCCTGCGGCCCTGCGGCCCTGCGGCCTGGTATCAATAGTAATCCCTGCGCCCTGCGGCCCTGCGGCCCCGCGCCTATAGTAAAAGAAAAAAGAAAAGAGGGAGGGGCTTTCGCCCCTCCCTCTAGGTCATGCGCTCTCGCGCTCTTCGCGCCGGCGCCGGATCCAATTCCGGTCACTAACGACTCCATCATGGAGCTGCTTGAACCATTTGGTAATCGATTTGACATTACTGGCATTCGTCCAGAGACCGACGAATCGCTCCATGGTTTCCCGCTCAGTAAGAAGACAAACATGAGGCTTGTCCCTGTCATAGACCGCCGGCCCAAACAATGCTGCTCGAACCTTGGCTCTGTCGAGCCATTCGTCCAGATTACCCTCGGTGATCTCATTGATCCCGAGGCTCATGGTTCCAAAGATAACGGCCTCAATGACCGAATCTGCAACGCCATCAACGTCGCAGTCTTCATAGCTGTAATGCAATGGCATACAACCCTCCATAGATGCGAGGGGGCCGAGGCCCCCTCTAGTTTGACTACTTGAACCATACCAACTCGGTTGGTGCATTACCGTGCCGCTTGACTTCATCGAAAGCCTCGCGACCATGTAGCTTGATGTACATGTCTTTGGTTGGCGCCAACTCTTTAGGTGGCAACGGGTTGCCATCCTTGCCGAGTTTGGTACGTCTCTCGCACTGATTCAACTCGGTGCCGAGCAGCTCGATGGCCCCCTTCATTGCTGTAAGGGTGGCAATCATACGTTCAACTGTATCGTGCTGCTCAGAGAGCGGCAGGTCGTTAAACTCGCTCGGGCCGGTCAACTCAGGCTCGGGAAAGTAGTCTTCGATGCGGATTACTTGATTGTTCATTTGAACCTCCATAGAAGAGGGGGGCTATTGCCCCCCTCGGTTGATGCTAGCTGGCAGTGGATGCCAACTTATTCTCAATCTGCTCCAACTTGCCTGACGGATTCTTGCAATCCATCTCGGCTATGTAAGCCTTGAGAATGTCTTTCGCTAATTCCCTGTGGGACTTAGCGGTATGCTCATAACCGCCCTGCTCAGATGCATTGGCCTTAGCGACCAACGCGTCCACAATGTGAAGCATGTCCCAGTAGTCCATTGACAGTGAGACCTTAGCGATAACGTGTGAGCAAGTTACATCTGACATAGAAACCTCCATAGTTGTCAGTTGATACAATCAAGAGTGCTTTAGGGTGAATGGGGCAATATCGCCGCTGTCCAGAGCCTCTTGATGTATACATCAATAAACCCTCCACATATGCAATGCAAGTAAAAAACAACAAAAAATGCATTTAATTTTATTTTTTTTCGGGGTTACTTGGCGCGATCCTATCGGACTGGTCGATGCCGCGATAGGGGCGGCCCCCTATCAGGGGGCGCCGGCGCCGGCGCGTGCTGTGCTGTGCTGGATGGGTAAATTCATTCCCATGTTTTTCTGTTCGACCTGGGGCCGGTTGCGTGATCCACAAATAAATTGTAGGAATCAAGCATAGGAGTCCCTGGGCGTGGAAAAAATTTCTGATCTAAATTCATTTGAGATGTTTGGTCGAATGTGTGTGTTGTTGGACAGTGCGCCTTGGTACAGGGACCAGCGGATCAAGGATCTTGGCTTTCGCTTCATTCCTGCGATTGAGCATGGCAGGGTTCGTTATTACATGCGGGATGATTCGCTGATTGGGTTTTGCACTTGGTGTTACATGACTTTTGAGGAGGCGGAGACGCGGGAGTATAGTGGTCGTGATGTGTTTTCGCGGACTGGTGGCGATCAGTTGTGGGTCATGGACATGGTTGCGGTTGATAGTGTATTGTATATTGCGAGAGACATGCGCCAGTTTTTGAGTGATGTCACGGATCACGATGTGGCGTATTGGAAACGTCCTGACGGTAGGCAGGGCAATGCCTGGAGATTGAAGCATGGGTGAAAGCACTGGCGGCGGCGGCAACGAATCAGACAACCAACAGGATGATGGTGGCCGCAAACCTGGCGATCCACAAGTCTTTGGTGTAGACGGCGTATCGAAGACTGGCAGTACGTCCAAGGACCAGCAGATTGGTTTCACGGATGGGCAAGGTGGCAAGGGCGTGAACTTTGACGCGCTTCAGAATGCCACGAGCCAGCAAACTACGGCTGCGGTAGCGGCGGCTGATGCGGCACGGAATGCTGGTGGCGGCGACACGGCGGCGCAACAAGCTGTAAGAGGCATTTTAGACAGTTACGATCCTAGTGCCGTGAATCGTCAGGGCAATCTGACGGATAGTGGACGCAACCTTGTCAATGAGGCGGCACAGGACGCGCTTGAGTTTGAGCGTATAACTCAAGATCAACAGCGTACACAGTTTGCGTCTGATCTTATTGGAGGTCTTACTACGAATCTCGGTGAAGGTGTGGCGCCGCAACCCGTCGATGAGTCAGCGTTTGATCGTTTTTTTGCTGAAGACGCAACGCAACCGTTTGATGTGACGCAACCGGCAGGCACCGGTTTTGCCGATGCAGAGACGGCAAGGATTGCGAATCTGACGCCTGATGAGGCGGCGGCGCAAGGGATTACGACAAGAGAGCGTGTAGCCGCGCAGGCTGCGATGCGGGGTCAGACTCTTTCTCCTGGTGGTCAGTTACAAGGACCAAACCTTCTTGATATTTTTACTGAGGCTGATTTAGATCCGGCAGCGGCTCAAGCGGCTCAACGAGTTCAAAACGAACTAGATTTTGCTAGACAGACGGCTCAACGGCAGCAGGCGCTGGATGCGGTCAATCGTTTGGTAGGAATCACCACCTTGCCCGAAGCCGCCACTGCGGCGAGTGTTTTGCAAGGCCCACCGCAGTTGACGGAAGAAACAGTTACGTTGCCAGACGGTAGTAGCTTTGTTTCCCAGACATTTGATGCTCCCGGCACGGGTCGTGATTTAGTGACCGCGAAACCGGGGTCTTATACTCCGCCGTCCATGGAACAGAATTTGCTCACAACGGGCACGGCACCTGGGGTCGAGGACTCTGTAGTGGGTGGTCCGATTGCCGCCACTGGCGGTCCGATGCAGCGGGTAGATCCTACGCAAGTTGGTGGCATCTCGGTTCCCACACCTCCGCCGGATGAAAGTGATATTCCGTTCTTTGATCGTCAGCGTTTTCAAACCAACGCTCAACGTGACTTCTATAGGGACATAGAAGCGAGAGGCTTGCGTGGTCAGTTTGAATCAGAGCTGGCTAATCTTGAAAACAGAACGACATTTGGTCTTGGCCCTCGGCTCAAGGAACAAATTGAGGCAGGCGGTGTGCCTAACTACGATCCATCGAAGCCGGAGGGTTTCCGTATTCGTGGTGTGACTAACACACGGTTTGTAGATTTGCCCTTTGTCGGCACGACGCCGATCTCGACATACACGGGACTGGACAACCCCAACGCTCTGCCGGACACCAGTAGCGATGAACCTGTGACTGCAAAAGCACCAACCGATCCATGTCCTGCGGGGTATCGGCTTGTTGATGGCGTATGTCAGCCTTCTGATGATTTGCTGGAACCGCCAGATCCTCCAGGCTCTGATTTCCAGATCAATCCGACCACGGGACTGCCTACGCTGTTCCAACCAAGGACGGTGGCGACACCAGTTGGTCCGATCAATCCGTTTGTGCTTCAACCGTCACCACCGGTTGGGATCAATCCACCGGCACCGATGCCAGCACAGGGCATTCAGGCACTGTCTCCAACGGGGGCGGCACTTGGCAGGCAGGTTTGATACAATACCTGAAGAGGTTCTCAAGGAGATATATGCCCTTCAGAATCAACAAGTACGGCTTTCGATCCGCGAAAAGGCGCGTGATCAGTTCATGCCGTTTGTTCATCACGTCTATGACGGCTTCATTGAGGGCCGTCATCACCGAATTATCGCGGAAAAACTGGAAAAAGTAGCGCGTGGTGAGCTAAAAAGGCTCATTGTGAACATGCCACCGCGTCATTCTAAGTCAGAATTTGCTTCATACCTGATGCCAGCGTGGTTTTTGGGACGAAATCCGAAGCTAAAGATCATTCAGGCCACTCATAACACCGAATTGGCGGTCAGATTCGGCAGAAAAGTGCGTGATTTGATCGACACACCCGATTTTCACACCATTTTTCCCGATACGAGCCTAAAAGCGGACGACAAAGCCGCCGGAAGGTGGGGAACTTCGGCTGGAGGCGAGTATTTTGCCGCCGGAGTGGGCGCAGCGATGACCGGACGCGGTGCAGACCTGCTAATTATTGACGATCCGCACTCTGAACAAGACGCATTGTCGTCTACGGCGTTCGATCACGCCTTTGAGTGGTATACATCCGGCCCAAGACAGCGTTTGCAGCCTGGTGGGGCGATAATTATCGTCATGACGCGCTGGGGCATGAAGGATTTGACCGGTCAGGTGCTCAAAACGCAAGGCACGGACCAGTTGGCGGACGAATGGGAGGTTGTGGAGTTCCCAGCCATACTTCCATCCGACAAACCGCTCTGGCCGGAGTTCTGGAACAAGGATGACCTCGTCAAGGTCAAAGCATCACTGCCTTTAGCCAAGTGGAACGCGCAGTGGCAGCAGAATCCTACCGCCGAAGAGGGCGCCATCGTCAAGAAGGAGTGGTGGCAGATGTGGGAGAAAGAGAATATCCCACCTGTAAAGTACATCATTCAGGCGTATGACACGGCGTTCAGCAAAAAAGAGACCTCTGACTACTCTGCCATAACAACGTGGGGAGTTTTTGCCAATGAAGATACCGGTGCCGATAATATCATTCTTATGGATGCTCGTCGTGGTCGTTGGAACTTCCCTGAACTTAAAGAGGTGGCAGGAGAAGAGTATGAGTATTGGGAACCTGATATGGTCATTATTGAGGCGAAGGCGTCGGGCCAGCCATTGACGGACGAGTTACGCGCCGCTGGCATTCCGGTCATGAACTATACACCAAGCAAGGGTCGTGATAAGATCACTCGTATGCACACGGTAGCACCGTTGTTTGAGGCGGGGATGGTGTGGGCACCGGAACAAAAGTTCTCGGAAGAAGTTATTGAAGAGTGTCTTGCCTTTCCACACGGGGAGCATGACGACTTTGTTGATAGTATGACGATGGCTTTGATTCGTTTCCGGCAGGGTGGGTTCATCGAGCTTGAGGGTGAGAACGATAACTCCGATTGGTATCCAAGGAAACGGGAGTATTATTAATGGCGTTACCTCCAAGACCCATGGGCAGCTTGACCGACTCTGGCATTGAAGCACCAGAAGGCATTGAAGTAGATGTACCTCAGATAGAAGATTTTGCCGGCGGTGCCGAGATTCTACAAGATGTGGACGGTGGTGCTATCGTTCAGGCGCTCATGGGTGGAGCGGAAGAAGGCATCGAAGTACAGACGGCGGTGTATGATCACAACGCCAACCTCGCTGAGATCTTGGACGAGTCCACGTTGGGTGAGATATCCAGCGAACTTCGTGAGATGTACGAAGAGGATATGGACTCAAGACAGGACTGGGAACAATCCTACACCAAGGGTCTTGATCTTCTGGGCATCAAGTATGAGGAGCGCACCCAGCCATTTGATGGCGCCACGGGTGTAACGCATCCGCTGATCGCCGAGTCCGTAACGCAGTTCCAAGCACAAGCCTATAAAGAACTTCTGCCTGCCGGTGGTCCGGTCAAGACGCAAGTCTTGGGTTCCAAGACCATGGAAAAGGAGGCACAAGCCAGTCGCGTCAAGAACTTCATGAATTATCAGGTCACTGAGGTCATGGAGGAGTTTGATCCTGACACCGATCAGATGCTGTTCTATCTGCCGCTATCTGGATCTACATTCAAAAAAGTATACTTCGATCCCACTAAGAACCGTGCGGTGTCGGCGTTTGTGCCGTCAGAGGATCTGGTAGTGCCATATTCGGCCACCGATTTGAACACAGCTCCACGGGTCACACATGTTTTGCGGATGGACGCCAATCAGGTCCGCAAGATGCAGGTTGCTGAGATTTATAGAGATGTAGAGGTATCTACCAGCAATGATAGTGATGATCCGGTTGGTGAAAAGGTGGATCAGATCGAGGGCGTTAGCAAAGGATATTCAGACGATGTGCATACCATCTTGGAGATGCACGTTGAGATGGACCTTGAAGGCTTTGAAGACATGGGTCCATCGGGAGAGCCAACGGGGATCAAGCTACCGTATATCGTAACGCTTGATCATGGATCTGGGGAGATCCTGTCGATAACGCGCAACTACGATCAGCAAGATCCGTTGAAGCGCAAGCGGCAATACTTTGTGCACTACAAGTTCCTGCCTGGTCTGGGTTTCTATGGCTTCGGCCTGATTCACATGATTGGCGGACTTGGCCGCGCAGCTACGAGCATACTTCGTCAGTTGATCGATTCTGGCACGCTGGCGAACTTGCCGTCTGGTTTCAAGGCACGAGGCATACGCATCCGTAATGATGACGAGCCTTTGTCTCCTGGTGAGTTCAGGGATATCGATGCACCTGGTGGTGATATCCGTAACTCGATCATCCCGCTTCCGTTCAAAGAGCCGTCCGGCACGCTAGCGCAGTTGCTGGCATCTTTGATCGAAGGTGGGCGCCGCTTTGTATCTATCGCCGATCAACAGCTTGGTGAAAGTCAAAGTGGTGATATGCCTGTGGGCACAACTGTAGCGTTGCTCGAGCGTGGCATGAAGGTCATGTCGGCCATCCACAAACGCTTGCACTACGCGCAGAAAACAGAGTTCCGGCTCCTCGCTAGAATCTTCGCGGAAAATCTCCCTTCAAGTTATCCGTATGAGGTAGCCGGAGCACCCTCAGAGATAAAGTCACAGGACTTTGATGGGCGCGTCGATGTTATCCCAGTGTCGGACCCGAACATCTTTTCGATGGCACAGCGCGTTACGCTGGCACAAACTCAGTTACAGTTGGCGCAATCCAATCCACAGATTCACAATTTGCATGAGGCATACAAGCGTATGTATCAGGCTCTTGAGGTGCAGAACATTGATGAGATTCTGCCTGCCAAGAAAGAGCCGCAGCCCACGAGTCCCAGCATTGAAAATGCAAAGGGGATGCAGGGCGAACTGCTGACGGCATTTCAGCAACAAGACCATGATGCACACATCATGACTCACATTGCGTTCATGAAGCTGCCGTTGGTCTCCACTTCTCCTAATATTTATGCTATATTCATGGGGCATCTTCAGGATCATATATCCATGAAGGCACGTTTGACTGTGATGGCTCAAGTCCAACAACAGCAAGCGCAGGCGCAGCAAATGGCATTGGCCGCTCAGATGGGTGCAGTAGACCCGATGATGGCGCAACAACAAATGCAAGCAGCATCTGCGATGACTGAAGAGATGGTTGAAGCCGAGGTCGCAAGACTAGAAGCACAGTTCACTCAGGAAATCATTCAGATGCTTGCACCGCCAGAAGGTGGGCAAGATCCGCTTGTTGCAATCCGGCAGCAAGAACTTGCTATCAAGGCTGCTGAGTCTCAGCGCAGAGCGCAACAAGACGCGGCAGAACTTGATTTGGAACGCCAGAAGCTCCAGCAGAGGGCCACTACTGACGCAGCGCGAATCGAACTCCAAGAGGAGATCGCGGAAGACAGGGCAGATGTGAATAGGGAACGCATCCAGACCCAGCGTGAGTTGGCGATGCGTAGAGGGTAATTGGATCCAGTAAGTGCTATGGCTACCGCTACGGCGGCATTTGGGGCCATCAAAAAAGGATTTGCGATAGGACGGGACATCGAGTCGATGGTATCCGACCTTTCGCGTTGGATGGGTGCGTTATCCGACCTAGACCAAGCCGAAAAAGAAGCCAAGAATCCTCCCATATTTAAGAAGCTGTTCGCAAATAAGACTGTCGAACAAGAGGCCATGGAGGCCTTTGCGGCTAAACGAAAGGCCGCAGCACAGCGTGACGAGCTTAAACAGTGGATCGGCCTGACATTGGGCAGATCTGCTTGGGAGGATTTGGTCCGCATGGAGGGCCAAATTCGGAAGAGGCGTCAAGAGGCGATCTATGCACAGCGTGAAAAGCGCCGGAAGTTCGTAGAG